TTTGATGCCTGATTGGACTAATTGACGTTCCAGGGTCTCAATAGTTCCATCGCGATCTTTTATGGCCTCCTCCATCTGACCGACCTGACCTTGCAATTGAGCATATAAGCTTTTTCTCTTAGCTATTTGTCCCTTATTACGTATATCAGTTTCAGCCAGGACTGCGATATCATCGACAACTCCCATTTGCATTAGATCCTTAAGTTCAGCAAGATAGGCCCATCGGTTAACTGGCAGAGTAGAACCAGACACTATCCTTACATCGAACTTAGCTGCTGCGTAATCTTTATACTTTCCTATAGCTTCACCTAAATCATTATACATTGGTATATTTATTTCCACTTCTCTATCTTCTTGCAATGCACTAGGTTGTACTATTCTAAATACCTTATGTGCAGTATAAACAGCTTGTGAAAACTGCATTACTACTTTTCCTAATTGTCTTAAAGATGGTTCTATAGAAGACTTTAACCATTGCTTAACTCTTCTCGTTCCATATTCATCCTGAGCTAATAACCCCCTATATGTTTCATGTTGTGCTCCAGTATCACCTTGAGCAGCCGCATATATACCTGCAAGATATTCCATATCCTGTTTACCTTCTTGAACTATACCAAAGAAAGCATTAGATAATGGTGCTGGTTGCACTGGAGTTGGAGGAGTAGAACCAGGTCTTACTGGTAATAATGCACCAGGACTAGAAGCATACTTCTCCCATAAATCTGTATCAATACTACCTTCTTCATGCATCCATCTTAAACTAGAACCTAATGATGCATTGTGAACTAATAATTGATGTGCTTTATTTAATTCTCTTTGTTTTCCTATAAGAGGAGATACAGCTGATATTGGGAATGGTGTACCAGTCCATTTGAATGGTATTGGTACAATTGGATATTCCGTAATATTTTCAGGTAAAACTTTTGTATATAATGTCTTGTCACCCGCAACACAAGTTAATTGCATCCGTGTTCCATAGAATTGTATAGCATCGATTACTGCCTCAGAAAATTCAGGATTTTCCATATTTACCTTGAACTCCTTCTCAGACATAACAATATTCTCAATTTTAGTAACTGAAGATTGAGCATCACTCATTAACTGTTGCTCAGCAGATGCTAATTGATCTTGCATCATTTTCTGTGCTTTCTGCATTTCAAGTTCATATCTTTCAGGTAACATCTCTCCAGATTGAACAGCTTGTTCCATTTTAGTTTGTTGTTCTAGTAATTCAACTTCCATTTCTGCTTGCATCTCTTGAAGTTGTACTTGAACTTGTTTCTTAATTTGAGCTAACTCTTCTTCTGATGGTGGTATTTGATAGAATACATTCATATATGATATCTTAATCTTCTCATACATTTCAAAGAACTCAATCAACTCATCTAACTCACCATCTGATTTTACTGACTCACCCTGCCATATATCTTTTACTCCAAAATCTTTTCTATAAGATGATGTAGCTTTTTCTGTGTAGCCAAAGTCTACCGATACATTAGATCCAGCATTCTTTATCTTTCCCTTATATTCAGGAAATAGTTTCATTAAATGTCCTTTAGGTAATACCTTGCGTATTAATATATATGCAGCATCTCTAAATAACATATCTCTTGATTTAGGATCTGGATAAACATCAAAAGGTTCTGGTTGTTGTAACATTACATCACCCATACCATTATCACTATCTGGATCTACAGTAACCATTAGATATCCCATTGACTTAGTTATTGAATCATTGATAGCATTAGCATATAAAGAATTACCATCAGATGTATACCATATATAATCTGCCATATCCGAAAATACAGCTGCTATATCTGAGTCTGATCCATCTGCTCCCACAGCTTGCCATCTAGGATCATTAGCAGTAGCATAAAAATTAAGCATTTCAACTATAGGAGTAATCCTGTTAATTGTAAATGTAGGCATACCCTGATCTGATAGAGATTGCTTCTCAGTTTCAGTTAATTGATTATCATTAGAGAAATCAAAACCCTTTTGGTTTATATACTCCCACTGTGTACGCGTTACACTATTTGCATTATTATACAGATTTCTTATCTTATCTGCTGTTTTATCTATTTTATGTGCCATTATGCAAAATATCCTCTATCTTGTTCTAACATATTATTAAGTATCATATCTTCCAGTGACCCAACGTCTTTAACTGATAGGTTTGGCTTTATAAATTTCTCATAGGTTTTTTTATTACGCGCCAATCCCAAAAAGGTATGTGTTCCACCACTTTTTACTCTAGTATACTCTCCTTTGTCGTCCTTTTTATGTGTACCACTATCGCTAGGTTTCCAAAATCCTCTCTTGTACTCTTTCTCAACCTTTTTCCAGTCGCCTTCCTTCACCCCTTCCATCATACTAGGGTATTTTCCCACACCTCCGATAACATTATAAGCATAATCCGTTAATAGGTATTTTGAATCCTCACTTAAACTGTTCCAGTCAGCATCACTATATTTTTTAACAAATACACTCTTAGCACTCTTAAAGGCCGTATCTACCTCCTGTTCTATCATATCATTAATCTGTGAATTGTTTAGACCATTTTTATAGCTCACAGACTTTCCATTTATTGTCACAGTTTGTGATTTTTGTTCAGCCGCCGTTAGCTTATACCCATACCCTATTGTATCTTCCCCGCCTTCTGGAGATGAATGAGGTTTCCATAATTTTGTATTAGTATCATACCCTGCTTTTCCCTCGTTCTCCTCTTTTTTCAACCATTCTATGTATGAATCCTTTTGCTTTTGCCTTGATACGGCCTCCGCTGTTACTGCATCTGGATATCCCATATTATGCAACCACCCAACTTTTTGCTTGTGGACGCTTCTTGTAATGTCCTTCTTTATTCTCACCAATGTGTGTTGGGGGATGTGCATATTTACAGGCGTAGGCCAAAGCATCAATAGCATCATCATGACCCATACGTGGTCCGAAAGTAAAGATCTCATGTTGTAGTTCATAGTGATCCTTTTTAATATGTATCTGCCCAACAGCAAATCTTTGGGCTAGTATCTCTTGTATTCTATCTCTTTTACTCATTCTTGTACCTGGTTTTTCCTCTCTGAATTTAACTGAAAAATCATTACGTCTTTTCATCTCCGCAATAATCGCTTGAAAAACGGGACGCGACATAGTTGTGTCCTCAATCGTAAATAAGTTAGGGCCGTAAATCCTATTATAGTCGAACACATGATCGACAATGCCTTTTTTGGCGTCTCCAGGAATACCCAATACAGGTAAAGAGCGCCTACGCAAATAATCGATAACGTAAACATTATTATTGGGATCAACAGCCACCACAAGGAGCACACTAAAATCGCTATCCCTACGAGTAGAATCGGTCGCAGGATCAACCCCCACAAATATATTAACTGGTTTAACATCCTCTCCTTGTACTGCGATATAGTTGATACCAGTTTCATTATCCCTAACAAACTCCCCATCCCAGTATCTTACATGATTCCTTGTAAAAATTGCATCCTCCGCTGATTGTACCTCCATCATGTATTCCTGATAAAACTTCTGGGGTTGACCTGAGTCTGTATAAAACTTTTTCTTTCGCTCCATCTCCTTCATGCCAAACCAATCGGGCCATATTGGAGTTCCATCTTTTTGTAATGCTTTGTATGTTATTACTTTCCAAGTGAACTTATTCCCCTTAGCTTCTGCTTTACCATATCCCTCAAGGAGATTATTAAGAAAACTATCGTAATGCACAGGAGTGCCATTGAGCCTAAGCCTACCTGTATGAGGCTCCAAAGCAGGGAACACAACCGCCGTAATAAGATTGCTGATTTTAGCGCGAGACTCTGGCGTAATGGTGTTATTTTCATCTTCAAAATCGTCGAGAACGATAAGATCGTATCTCTTATGTAGTTTAGCTCCTCCTCTAATCCCCGATAGGTTACTTTTCGATATAAGTTTACATCCGTTTGTAAGTTCGATATCATCTTCTGTCCATTTCCTTCCCTTTAAGCTTCCAAAAAAATATTGTATTTTGTCATTATATTCAAGGTGATACTTTACGTAATCCAAGTTCGGGACAGATATCTTACTAGACGCAGCAACCCACCCATAAAAGAGTGGCTCTTCTGTAAACAGAAAATCATGAAGTATACTACATTTTGTAAGAACTGTTTTAC